ACATTTTCGTCTCTATCCTCCGAACCCTTGCTAATCGTGTTATGCATGATGTCCGCCCATGTCTTGTCTAAAACGTCGCTATGTCCAAAAGCCGAAGCTTCAATGGTCTGATGTTCTCCCTTCTTTAGTTGTAAATTCTCCGGTTTAATTTCGAAACTAGGAATAAAGGGTGCGCTGAATTCGGTTGGTGATAAATTCCATTCATAACTGCGTGCAGCATTTAAAAATAGAAGTTTCTCAATATTCTTTAACTTTAAAGGTTTACCTCTAAGTTTGTCAAATAAGAAACTGTTGTCTACCGGATCCATTAAAACCAGTTTTTTAACATCCTTGTTTAACGAACAAGTGTTAATGGCGTTCACCGAACCCGACGAATGACCGACTACAGTTACATTAGCATATCTCTCGACAAGATCCTCTAATAAATCACCGGTTTCTTCAATATCGGTACCAGCAACATATGTGGTAATACCTTGTTCTGCCATATTGGTTAAGAAATCTCCATAGATCTCACCCGGTATAATGGAATTTAAACCTGTGAAAAATAAAACGCAAGCCTGCTCTTTTTCTGACACCGCATCCGCTTCAAAAACAGGTGTGTATACGCCTGTATCTAACCTTTTTTTGATAATACTACCGAGTGAACTTACCGCAGGACTCAAAGATTCTACGCCAAATAAAAACCCTAAAGATAGTAATCTAAAAATGCTTGTTTTGTACATCTTTATAAAATACTAATATTGTAAAATCTTTAAATTGTAATTAATTTAAAGTTAGATTATCATACTATTTTATAATGCGTTTCCTTATCTGTTATGCGTTGCTGGTTTCGGGGTTTTCTACTGCTTTTATTAACACATTGCCTAAAATAAATACGAAAACAAAGTTGAATTACAAGCCTTCTAAGATGATCGAAGAAGTATCAAAGATGGCTGGAAATAAACTCGGTTCAGAGTGGACATATTATGACTTTGTTAGCAATATAGATAAGCACAACATAGAAGCGGCCACTATTATAGATAAATCAAATGCTATTGCTGTTATAGACGGTAGCCATGGTGAAACTATTATGGGTGATAATATCCATTTTATTAAAACCATACCCGAAACCACCGATTTAATAATCGATAAATTAACACATAGTAATGTGAATTTTGACGTATTCGTTCCACCAATTAACCCTCTATCTAATATTCCTTTTGGTTTTCAGTTAATATTTGGTTACATAGTTTTTAGTTTCATTGTAAATTTACTACGTGCTCGTGCAATGGGTTTAGATATGACTTCGCTAGGTTCTAATCCTATGGATAGACTATCGCCTAAACCTAAATTGTCCGATGTAGAAAAGGTAAATATAACCTTTGCTGATGTAGCCGGTTGCGACGAAGCCAAAAACGAGCTTGTTGAAGTTGTGGATTTTCTTAAAAATCCCGATAAATATGTCAATGCAGGTGCCAAAATTCCTAAAGGAATATTGTTAGAGGGTGAACCTGGTACCGGTAAAACTCTGCTTGCTAGAGCTGTGGCAGGTGAAGCCGGTGTTAATTTTATATCTGCCAGCGGCTCTGAGTTCATTGAGATGTTCGTTGGTGTGGGTGCGGCTAGGGTAAGAAAGCTGTTCGACACAGCCAAAGAAAAGTCGCCTTGTGTAATATTTATTGACGAGATTGATGCCATTGGTCGCCAGCGCGGTGCAGGCTTCAACTCAGGAAACGACGAAAGGGAGCAAACCCTAAATCAGATTCTAACGAATATGGATGGTTTTGAGAAAACAACCGGAGTAATCGTTGTAGCAGCTACTAACAGAGCCGATATTCTAGATTCGGCTTTAGTTAGACCTGGTAGATTCGACAGAAAAGTTAATGTTCCGCTACCCGACACCATTGGACGCGAGGCCATTAGCCTGGTGCATTTCAGAAACAAAAACATCGCTAAAAACGTATCGCTCAAAGAAGTCGCCACTCTTACGTCTGGATTTTCTGGTGCAGACATTGCTAATTTAGCCAATGAAGCCGCTATTTACTCTGTTAGAAATAACCTTACTGAAATAACATACGACAACATAGTCGATGCATATGAGAAAATTACAATTGGATTACCTGCTGCTGTTGAGAATAGAGACGAAGAAACCATTGAATTAGTAGCATATCATGAAGCCGGACACACGCTTTTGGTTATGTTATTTAACGACATGTTCGACATCAAGAGGGTAACCGTAAATGGTAATAAAGGTGGTGCAGGTGGATACACCCTCTTTACCCCAAAAGAAAAATACCAAAGTTTCCCTACTAAGAAATTCATGTTAGCTAACCTAATCATCGCTTTAGGTGGACGTGCTGCCGAAGTTATTCTATATGAAAACTATCAGAGCACCATACCATCTAGTTATGCTGACGATTATGTTTTTAACAATATAGACAATCTCGATATAACAACCGGTGCGTCGGGCGATTTAAAACAGGCCAATTCGATAGCCCGACAGTATGTGGCACAATTCGGATTTGACGAAATGGTCGGTCTATATGATTCGTCTGCTGGATCAAAACCATTCCTCGGTAGAGATATGGCGATGGGCGGCGATAAAATGAGCGATGAAACAAAGAAAATTATAGATAAAAAAGTGGCCGAATTGGTCGAATTCGCTTACAGCAAAGCATATCAAATTATCAGTAAAAACAAACACACACTTAATGCTATAGCTAGCAATCTTATTGAAAATGTTACTATATCCGGCTCGGATTTGGTTGACTACAAAGTCTCAATGTTTATATAATTATTGGTTTAAATATATAATTAATAATCGTCGTTATTAATTATATGTTAAAAAAATTACTTTGTGCGGTTTTAGTGCCTTTAACATACTGCTATAACTTCGACCTTTGCGTGATGGGTGCCACTAGTGGTTTGGGTAAAGAACTAATATATCGTTCTATTAATGAAAAAAATGCCAATGTTCTAGCATTATCCTCTTCTCCTAACAGTATTATTTATGAACCTTTTAGAGGATATGGTTTTAACGAATGCTCAACTAATGAATTTAAAAATAACAATTTTGCCGTAGATAGCTATTGGAAACATATTACTCATACATATGATAATATTGTATTTTGCACCAGCGCAAAACCTTTTCAAAAAGATTACTCCGATAAACTATTGGATAAGTATTTGAATTTATTACCTGAAAATTGTAAAAATATTGCATTGGTTAGTGCATACGGCGTTGGTGATTCAATTGAAAATGCCAATTTAGGCATCCAAGTAATGGATAGTTTATATTTAAAAGATGTTTATAGAGCAAAAAATTATCAGGAAAAAGCTCTTAATAATTATAAGGGCGATGTTAATAAACTTATTTATAGACCCAAAGCATTATCTTATGGTAAAACCTTACTTGATTCTACCTCCAGATTCGAATTAGCTGGAAAAATTATTAGTGACCTTAATTTGTAATATATATGGCATGTATCACACTTTATATTACTTTTACTAATCATTGAATTACTCTTTTATAAAATGCTTATTCATATATTTTTGTAAATTAAAATATGTTATTTCATTTTCACCTGATTCCAATAGATCCATAAGTTTATCATCAGGTTTGATAATTCTTTTGTTTTCTTTGTTCTGTAGCGAATTTTCCTTTATGTATTTTATTAAATATTGAGTAACTTCTGTTCTTGCTACTAGTGTTCCCGCCTCTTTATTCATAAAATCTGTTAATTTATCGGTTACTTTTGATGGCCTAGCAAAACCTGATGGTTTGCGTGGAGCCTTTTTGTTTACCTTTGACGCTACCCTAACATCCTTCTTGAACTTTTGCTCGAGAGATTTTACTTTAGTCTGAATCAACGAAACCTTTTTCTTTAGGTCGTTCAATAAAACAGCTATTTCTTTACCATTTATCTCTGTTTCACTCATAACTATCTGTTTATATGTAAAAATATAACTTTATATTTATTTTATAAAACTATAATTATAATTTTATAAAATATTTATTCTTCTTCTTGTACAAGGTTTGATGTATCTACTTTATTACGAGGAACCTTTCTGTCGTCACCACCACCACGGCGGCGCTTTACTAAATACCACTCCTCTCTAGGACCGCTTCCTCTAACTAACACCTTCTGGCGTGTTTCACCATCGGGTGCGCTAAATGAACGACCCGTTCTTACGGGTCTACTACGAGCCATAGCCGAGTCCTTTCCCGACTTCTCTGTGCGAACATTGCGCGAATGGTTGCGCGTTTCACACATAAGCTGACCACCTTCCACTCCCGTTACTTCGCCGGCCTGGAATTTGTGCTCGCTGTTCTCCGAAGCAATTTTCTTAAAACTAATATATTCTCCTTCTACTAAATATTTGTACTGTTCAGAACCAACATTGATTGCTGTATGATGAACAAATAGGTCCTCGTTGTCTTCCGCGTTTTTAACAGTAATAAAACCATATCCTGCACGATTGTTAAACCATTTAACGCGTCCTGTGTACACTGTTTCGTCTTTTCCAAAAGTAGGTGTTGCTAACTCCTCACTCATATGCTTTACAATAATAAAACGTCTTTAAGTTTATTTTATAATATTTCTCATAATTTAGGGAATAATATTATGTTAGTATATATATAATGAAAACTTACAAAAATCGTAATAATAGAAAAAATCGGGTTTTAAAAGGAGGCGCTTTTAGTATGAATGCGTTAGGTGGCATCTTCGGTAGAAAAAAAAAAAGTAAATATTCTACTAAAGAAAAAGTTGATCTATTAGTAGATGCTCTTGGTGGTATGGAGAAGGTTGAGGCAAGAGCTCTAGCGATGAGAAAAGACCTCAAAGCAGCAGAAGCTGCTAAGGAACCCGCTAAGGAACCCGCTAAGGAACCCGCTGTTGAACCCCCTAAGGAACAAGTAATGTCAGGTGCGGATAATGATCCTCGTGTTCAAGAGCCACGTGAACCGATGCCTGTCGACGCCGCTGGACCTATACCACCTATGCCACCTATGCCACCTGGTGGAGGTGGAAGTATCGCTCGCAAAACCCGTAGAAAATTAAGAAGAAGAAGAAGATAATATATATATTTTTTTGTTTATATATATTATATGGAGAATATAGACAAATTGAAGAATAATGCTATACGTGATGCTATGCCTGTTCAGGAAAAAAAATCCGGTATGTTTTCTAAAATGGTGCCAAAAGAAAACCCTATTAAAAAGGTAACCAAAAAATTTAAACGACCAAATTTTAAACGACCAAATTTTAATAGACCAAAATTTTCTGATTTAAAAGGAAGGTTTAAGAGAAAGCGGTCTAACAAGAAGGCTCCTCCTGCTCCTGCTGCTGCTAAGCCTCCTGGTGCTGCTAAGCCTCCTGGTGCTGCGGGCAACGTCATTCCTCCCGTCTCTACTGATCCTAACAATTCTGGTTGGGCTGGGGCTCAAGCTGATCTCGAACGAGTAGGCGCTATGTCTGATGATATGCCTCCCCAGCTGTCTCCTGATGCTCCTCCTGCTATGCCTCCCAGAAGTGATGCTATGCCTCCCAGAAGTGATGCTCCTCGCTCAGCTGCCGCTACTCCATCACTTACGGGAGGATACAGAGCGTGCAGTCCCCGCCGACGTTCGCGTTCGCGCCCGCGTTCGCGTCCTCGTTCGCGCTCGCGTTCGCGTGGGCGTGGCTCCGGTTCTAGAAGCCCATGGCGCCGTCGCCGAAGCCGCCGCCGCCGCCGCAGCCGCAGCCGTTAATTTTAACTATAAATTGAATTAATATAATAAGATTATACTTATTATATTACTAGCATGATTACTATTTGTGAAGACGAATTTGACTGCAACGAAGAATACAAACAATTATTTTCGAACTATTCCTTTGAATTAAGCAACTTTCAAAAACATGCCATCAAAAATATTAGAGATGGAAAACATGTTCTTATTACAGCACATACGGGTTCAGGAAAAACACTTCCGGCAGAATACGCTATAGACTATTTCACACAAAAAGGAAAAAAACTGGTTTATACGGCTCCTATTAAGGCGCTCTCAAACCAGAAATTCTATGAATTCACCAAGTTATTCCCACATATATCCTTTGGCCTTCTAACGGGTGACATTAAAACCAACCCAGAAGCCGACGTGCTTATTATGACAACCGAAATTCTAAGAAATACACTTTTTCAAAAAAAGCTCGTACAAGAACAAAAAACTAATATACCACTCAACTTTGATATGGATATCGATAACGAACTCGGTTGCGTAATCTTCGACGAAATCCATTATATAAACGATGCAGATAGAGGAAAAGTCTGGGAAGAAACTATTATGATGTTACCTAAACACGTACAAATGCTCATGCTTTCCGCCACTCTCGATAAACAAGAGAATTTCGCCAAATGGATTTCCGGTATTAAAGGTACAGAAGTATGTATTACTCCCACCAACCACCGTGTAGTCCCCCTTAAACATTACTCCTTTGTTACATGCCCAGAATCCACCCTTAAAAACAATAAAGACAAGGAACTTGTCGAAAAATTCAATAAAATTATTAACAAACCTGTCTTACTCAAATCCAGCGATTCAGAGTTTAGTGACAGCGTTTACTATTCTGCTAACTCGCTAATTAACTATTTTAAAACAAACAATATTTTCGTGAAAAAAAGCTTCATACTAAACGAAGTTGTTAGACACCTGAAAGCAAACAATATGCTTCCGGCAATCTGTTTCATATTTTCCAGAAAAGGCGTAGAACAATCCGCAAGCGAAATAACCACTTCCTTGTTCGATAAAGACGATAATACACCTTCGTTAATTGTTAACGAATGCCAAAGTATTCTAATGAAACTATCCAACTACAGAGAGTATATTAACCTTCCTGAATACATTAATCTTATTAAAATTCTCAAAAAAGGCATCGCCATCCATCATAGCGGTATAATGCCCATTTTTAGGGAAATGGTAGAAATCCTATTCTCTAAGGGATACATCAAACTTCTTTTCGCAACTGAAACGTTTGCTGTAGGCATCAATATGCCCACAAAAACCGTCATATTTACTGCCTTGAATAAGTTTGATGGTTCATACAATAGGGACCTAATGAGCCACGAATATACGCAGATGGCTGGGCGAGCCGGTCGTCGTGGGCTGGATACAGTTGGACATGTTATTCATCTAAATAATCTATTTCCAATGCCAACCATGTCGGATTATAAGTTTATTTTGAGCGGAAAACCACAAACCCTCGTCTCTAAATTTAAGATTCATTACAATCTTATACTGAATTTAATTAACTCTAAAATTCAATCCGACGATAAGGAAACGGACATGGTTTCTTCGCAGGAAATAGACAAATTGATAACCAATAAGCTTACTGGTTTCGTCGACAAAAGTATGATTCAAAACGAAATTATGAAGGAATATAATGCTACAAAAGAGCAGTATGAGCAAACAAAAGTAAATATCGACAAGTATAAAACTATGCTTGATTGCTGTAAAACCCCATTAAAAGAAATAACCGACTACATCGACATTGAGTACAAACATTCTATTAGTAAGAATAAAATGAAAAAACGGCTATCATTACAGCTGCAAACCATTAAAGATTGCAATGTGAATCTTGAAGAAGACATAAATACATATACAACTTATCAAGAGCAGCTTTTCGCATTGACTAAGTTTGAAAAGTTGCTAGTGAATATACAGAATTACACATACGAAACCATCAACATGCTTATGACTATTTTAAACGAACACAAATTCATTGAGTATGATAATTCACTCATAAAATTAACAGATGCCGGCATTAATGCAACACAGGTTCAGGAATTCCACAGTTTAGTTTCTGCCGAAATCATTCAGAAAACTAACTATTTCGACAAATACTCGGTCAAACAATTGTGTGCCTTCTTCAGTTGTTTCTCCAATATTATGGTAAGCGATGAGGATAAATACCACTACACTTCTCTTGAAGATCCAGAGCTTAAATCCTTAGTAGGAGACCTAGAGAATTTATATAACAAATATTTCGACATAGAAACCAGTTACCAATTGGACACCGGTTGCGAGTATCATCTGTGTTTCGATATTCTTGTTTATGTCATGGAATGGTGTGATGCCGACAGCGAACGCCAGTGCAAGATCATACTCCAAAAACTCGCCGAAAAAAATATATTTCTAGGAGAATTCGTTAAAGCACTCCTAAAAATCAACAATACCGCCAATGAATTGGAGAAAATCGCCGAAATGAACAATAAAATAACATTACTTCAAAAACTACGAGAAATTCCAGCAAAAACACTCAAGTTTGTAGCCACTAACCAAAGTTTGTATGTATAATATCCACATCTATTATGTAGGTAAATCCCGCAACTACCACTGCATCCGCCTAGAAACCCCGCGGCTCCTGCTCCGGCTCCTGCTCCGGCCATGTAGAACAAAATGTTGAATTGGCGGGGTTTCTTTAAGTTACTTTGATATATATTTAAAATTAAGAAATGTCTATCCCTACGCAAATATGTAGGTAGGTAAAAAATTCAGTATTCCCTTAGATATTCAGTATTATAATTAAGAAAAATTAAGAAATTCTATTAAGTCAGTCTCATGCGGATTTCCAAGTTTTTATAATTGAAAGTAAAAATTTTCAATTTGGACAAATATTTTTGTCCATTTTGGGATTTTCCT